GGTTATTCTTACATGTATATCACTGCCAAGACTGGTGCTGTGATTGATGGTCGCAAGGTCAATCGTGAGGTTTTCTTTCAGACTCTGAGTGACTGGGGAAAGGATGACGACAAAAAGTTTGTTGTTCTGCACCACAGCATCTTGTCTGAAGGTATCAATGTCTCTGGTCTTAATGCTGTTATCTTCATGCGGTCCATGGACTACATTGGTATCAGTCAGACCATCGGACGTGTGATTCGACTGCACAAAGATGATGCTGCTGGTCTTCGCAATGGCAGTATCATTCCTGGCAAACTTGACCAGTACACCAAATCTTTCGGTCTGGTTTGCATCCCTACCTACAACAAAGTGGGTATCCAGACTGCTCAAAAGATTCAGAATGTTGTTGACATTGTGTTCGAGCAAGGTGATGCTGCTGTTTCTGTAATCAAACGTTGATCTATGAAGTATACATATATTAACTCATCCGTTCTTGATCTTAATCAATATCGGGATCAGTATTGTTCTAATGATGGAAACTTTGTTGTGATTCCTATGGCAGGAAAAGCAGTAAAATATACTACAATCATCAAAGGACAACCATCAGATAAAATTTATCGAAAATTTGACACGGCACTGAAAGCAGTGTTAAAATTACAACAAAAGCACGAAAAATCGCTGAAAAAGTAAGTTATGTCAACCTTTGATCTTTACGTTGAACCACCAGAAGGTAGTGAAGACTATCTTGTCCCAATGTTTTCTACTCCACTTCTTCACTTAAAAGTGAATGATTGGGAAAAGAAAAAACGACAACTTGTTCTGATGTACGAGAGCAGAAAAGAACAACGTGATAAATTTAAGATTGCATGTGGCAAAGAAGAGAGTCATGATGTAGAGACTGATTATCATTACAACTATGACAATGATATTGATTATAGTGATGTAATTACTGATATTTTCAGAGAAGAACTAGAGACTTTATCTGATACTTTTGAATGTGCCATTGAAGTCTCTACTACATGGTTTGAGAAAGCAAAAAAGGGAAAACAGCACTCTGTTCATAATCATGGTGTAGAAGGTTTCAGTGCTGTATGTTTCATTCAGTTTGATCCTAAGTATCACACACCCACAGTATTCATGAACCCCAATGTTGCAGATGATCAGGTTACAAATTTTATTCCACCTGGAATCAGAGAAGGATCACTAATCATCTTCCCATCATATGTTCTGCATTATACTGCACCAAATACCAGTAATGTTGATCGAGTGATTTTGTCATTTAATATGGCAACAGAGTATGGTGCTTGTAACTTTGAAGAAGAAAATAGTATAGAAGGAGAATACTCTGAGTATGCAACAAATGATGTCTAAGGTTATTGTTCTTAGAAATTTTTTGTTTGAGAAAGATGTTAATAAACTAAACGAATGGACTCTCGATAATTGTCATCGAGAGTTCTTTGAGGATGCTAATATGGATCCAGATAATCCTGGTACTAGATTTACAACTCGATTTCCAAATGAATCAGTTGCTCCTCATATAGATTATCCCAATGCTGCACAAATTGTTAGACAAAGAATTGTCAATTACTTTCACTTAGAAGGTTACAATCATCCTCCATCATACAGTCAAGGTATTGTGAATGGAATTGGATATAATGGTGGAAGAATAGATAATCATATTGATCCTACATACTATCCCAATACAAAAACTGTTCACTTCAATGCCATTACGCAGCAGGCAGATAGGGGTGGACATACTGTTATTGGTGGTGTAAAATATAATGATATAAATCCTACAGATCTTTTGATTTATCAAGTATCTGAAGTTCATCATGAAGTTACTCCAACATATGGCAATACTTCAAGAATTTTGTGGGTATTTGGTTTCTGCCTTGACAATAAGAAAATAGAGGAAATGTTTCTATGAAATTAAGATCTACTCCAAGAACCGATCATGAATTGTTTGAAACTAATGATTTTTCAAACATGAAAGTCATCCCAATTTATGATGGGGATAAAGTATCAAATCTATATTGGATGGACGATTTCTATAAACATCCTGATGATGTGTTTGAATATATCAATTCATTTACTCCACCACTTTGGAAGTTTGGACCTGAATGGGATCCAGGAAAGACTTCAAAAAATACATTATATTTTGAAGATCGTAGACATATGATGTCACATCCTGGCATGGAAGATGTTACAGATAAGTTAGCAAATCTATGTGGACAAGAACCCACAGATAGTGATATTGTCACAAATTACACTAGATTCTCTGAAGATCAAGAATCAAATCCATATAAAACACATTATTGGTGGCCACATCATGATAGTGGATATAATGGTATTTGCTATCTTACTAAGGTTGAAGAAATTGGAACGAATCTATATAAACCACTCATCACAGACAATCCTGATATTTTGCCATTAGATGAGAATGATGGTGTAAGAGATGAGCATGGTATTCCATGGACTCCTAAAAGATATTGGGATATTTTTGCATCATTCCGATCAAAATTTAATCGATTTGTTATGTTTGAAGGAGGTTACTACTATCATAGTATGAACTTAACTGGTGAGAATTACTTTGCGGAGCATTGGAGTGATGCTGAATATAGAATCAATCAAGTATTCTTTTTTGTAAATCCAAATTGTGAAGAAGACGATGACTGAACACAAGTTAGTAGATCATGGTAATTTCGGTGATAACTTTTTTACTGAAATACCCATTAAGAATAAAGAAGCAAATAATATATTTCCAACTTATTTGTATGAATTTGATCTAGATATTGACAATGAAAGTATTGTGGAAGAATGTCGTGACTTGAGGAGAATGTATCCTAGAGGTGTGACAAAATCAAATCATGGAGGTGGTTGGCAAAGTTATCCATATGAACTTGATGAGATCAAACCTTATACAACTCCACATATTCAGAATCTTGCACGAAATGTTGTAGATCTTACTGCACATATGATGGAAGAAAATGGGTCAGAATGGAGACCTCATGATGGTGGTATTGGTTGGTGGATCAATATCAATGAAGGTATGGGATATAATGTATATCATACTCATCCTGGATGTGCTATAATTGGTTTATATTATCCTGCTGTTCCTGATAATCTGAAAGAAAACGAAGGTGTTTTCACTGTTTTAAGGCAAGATCCAATGAACCATAATGTTGCCTACGCAGAGATTGATGAGAACTGTGAGTATTCTATACGACCTAAAGTTGGAACTGTTTATTTGATGCCTTCATGTTTGGCACATTATGTAACACCGCATTTTAGTAAGCAAGAAAGAATATCTATTGCATTTAATATTGGATAAATAAATACATAAAAATGATTAGAGCAATATGGCAAGGTTAGATGCTAGTGGTATCGATTTTAGTGATGGTACGGAACTAAATTCTAGATATGACATTATTCCCAAAAATAGTGTCATGATCTTTTATGAAACAAATGCTCCTAATTTTTGGACTAAAGTAACTACTCATAATAATAAAGCACTGAGAGTTGTTAATGGAACTGGTGGTGGTTTTGGTTCTGGTGGAACTGCTGGTCCTGGAGGATCACCTTTCACAACCATTATGACTACTAGACCTTTCAGTGGTACATTTACTGCTAGTGGTACTGTTGGTCCAACAACATTAACTACTCAACAAATTCCTTCACATACACATAATGCTGGTTCTTCTGTAACAGTTAGTCCAGGATCTCCTGGTGTTCAAGGTAGAAGAGTAAACACTCAGTCACCTGCAACTGGTCCTGCTGGTGGTGGTCAAGGTCATAGTCACCCATTTTCAGGTTCACCTGCACCATATAGTGGAAGTTTGGATCTTAGGGTTCAATATATCGATGTTATTCTTTGCAAATTTAATTGAGGAGGATAAATGTCAAGATTAAATGCAACTGGCATTGACTTTGGTAATAATACAAGTTTAGATTCTAGATTTGGTATTATTCCAAAAGATAGAAGGATGTTCTTTTATCAGAACACAACACCTCTCGGATGGACAAAAGTTGTTGATCATAGTAATAAATCACTGAGAGTTGTAACTGGATCTGGTGGTGGTACTGGAGGAACTGGAACATTTAGTAGTATCTTCCCTACTTCAGGTACATTTGATGTAACTCAAGGAAAGTTTGCGAATGTAAATGTTGGCAATCATACATTAACTATTCAACAATTACCAGCACACACTCATGGTGGTGGTAGCGCAGCAACAATTCGATCATCTGCTGGTACAAGTCCATTCCGTACTGTAAATAGACAACCTAGATCATATGCTGTTAGAGTAGCACGAAGAGTTGGTCAGAACATTCGTGTTCAGATTCAATTCAGACAACCCAGACAAATTAGACAACCACGAACATTTCGTCAGTCAAATAGATCTAGAAACCCATTTAGAGTCAGACAACCTAGAAATGCTAGACAAAGAAGACAGGCAAGATCTAGAAGACCATTCAATGTAAGACTTCCATTCAACTTTAGAGTACCTGTTAGATCTAGAAGACCTATCAGTTTCCGTGCTGATATTGGTAGGTGGAGAAGACCTATTCCTTTTAGACAACCAAGAGATCAAAGAGGTAGTGCTAGAGGTGATAGAAGAAGACCAAGAAGAAGAAGGAGAAGATGGGGAAGATCACGTAGAAGGCAAAGAGATAGATTCCCATTTAGACAGAGAAGATCATGGAGAAACCCTGTAGGTTGGAGACAACGTAGACAGGCAAGACAACCACGTTCTTTCCGTCAGAGAAGATCTTTCCGTCAACCTAGAAGTGGTAGATCACCACAACCTAGAAGACAGAGAAGAGACTTTAGAAGTAGAAGACCATTTTCTTTTAGAGTAAGATACTCTGTAAGACAGAGAAGAGATGTTAGATCCCAGATTCCATTCAGAGTTGCTGTACCTCAAAGAGTCACTGCATCTTATAGACAACCACGTCAGTATCGTGTTGTTCAACGTTATCCACAGACAACATCTGTCAGGGTAACACAAAGAACATTGACACCTGGTGGTACTATGAGAGCTGCAAATAATCAAGGGCCAGGAACATCTGCTATTGGTGGAGGACAATCACATCGTCACCTATTACAAGATTCTGGGACGTATCCAACATCTACAAGTCCAATCAACCTTAGGATTAAATACATCGACATTATCATGTGTGAGTTTACAGGTTGATCATCTACTGATATAATAAATAAATCATTGAAACTCGTCATATGGCAAAAGCAACTGGTAAGTGGTGTCCACTCATTAGAAAAGATTGTGTCGAGCATAAGTGTGCTTGGTACGTTCATATCGCAGGATTGGATCCCAATACTGGTCAAGAAATTGACCATTTTGGTTGCTCCATTGGATGGATGCCCACACTTTTGATTGAAAATAGTCAACAACAACGTCAAACTGGTTCTGCTGTTGAGTCTTTCCGAAATGAAATGATCAAGGCAAATACTTCTAATCAAGATATGTTGGAAGCAGTTGGTAACATGTATTTGGATATGTGTGAGTCGCAAGGTGTCAATGTTGATGAGTATTTTGAACCTCTAGAAGGCATAGATAATGAAGAAGAAAATTTACTACCCGAGTCTGAAGAGGAGCAACAATGAGAGTAACTATTATTCCAGAAGACAAACGAATTATTGTTGATAAGAGAACTGTAGATCTCGATGATGATGATATTCGGTGGGAATTTGATGACAGTCACATCCATGCTATTCAATGGAGAGATGGACGTGGTGAACTTGAGTATGAAGATGTAATTGGTGAGCAACCTATTCCCAATAAGATCTTCGGAGATGACGAATTTGATACTATTGTTCAACCTTACTTAGATTTTTATTCTGAGTTTCTAACTGCTAAAGAGCAAAAGCAACTAGAAGAAGCACTCGCAGAAGAAGAAAGAATTGCATCAGAGCAAGAAGAACTCATTGCTGATAAAGCAGAAAAAGATGCACAGATTGCCTTCATTGAAGATCTTCAGAGACAGAATAGAGAAGTTCGTGATCAGAATGATATTCTAAATGATGAACTTGCTGTTGCACTAGAGCAACGAAATTTTCAAGAAAGAACCGCAGAAATTGAACAAAGACGTAAACAACTAGAGTATGAAGAAGAACTTACTGCTACTAAAGTAATGAAGGTTGAGGAGTATATCCAAAAGATCAATAAGGATATGCAGAAGAAGTTTGATGATCTTCTCTTAGAATTTGAGAAGGAAAAGGAAGCGTTTATGGAAGAACGCAAGATGTATAATGAACTTCTAGAGAAAGAAAAAGATCAGATTGAAGCAGAATATGATGCAGTTCAGGCACAGATTCAACGTGAAGATGAAGAACGTGAAGAAGCACGTCGTGTTGCTGAAGCATGGGAAGATCTTGAGAAAGAGAGTATTCAACAGACTCGTCTTGAGATGGAGATTCAAACAAGAAATCTTGAAGCAACTGTTGAAGAGATGGAGTTTGATCTTGCAGAAATCCGTCAAGAACGTGATACTACCATGGCAAGACTTGAGGCAGAACGTGAAGAGTTTGAGTTGATTAAGCAACAAGAACTTGACGAAATTGCTAGAGCAAGGGAATTACTTGAGCAAGATTTAGTTGCTGCTGAACTTGATAAAGATATTCAAGATGAAGCAGACTTCATGCTGCCCGATAATCTTGAAATCTTTGAAGAAGAGTATAGGCAAATGCAGCAATCTAAGATGGAAGATCTTCAACTAAAAACTGATTCTATCGAGCAGACTGTTGATGACATTGAGTTCTTTAATCAAAGACAAGCATCTAAAACTGAGCATAGTATCAATGATATTGTTCAAATGATGACTGATATTGATCCTGAGAAGTTCTATACTACTCTGACAGATGATGAAAGAGAAGAAAATCAATTCCCAGTAGATAAAGCAGTTCAATGGTTTGCTGCACTTAAAGAAGTCTTAGATAAGGAAAAGTGAATGAGAGGTGATTGATTGTGAATGGTGAACTACTAAAGAATCATTATCTTGTTATTCCTAATTTTATCGATCCTAAAGAAGCAAAAAGGTTAGAACGAGAGTTTCATATTACTGATGAAATGTATGAGTTTCCTGGGGATCCTCAGGCACCTCATTCTTCATCAGTATATAACTATTTGCCTGCATTAGAATTACTTGCCAATAAAACACCAGAAGTAAGTAAAATTATAGGAGAGACAGTATTACCAACATATGTCTATTCTAGAATTTATCGTAAGGGTGATGAGTTAACTAAGCATACAGATCGTCCAGCATGTGAGATCTCAATGACCTTACATTTGGGTGGTGATAAACCATGGGCAATTTGGATTACAACATCTGAGGGAAAAGATAGATGTGTTAATCTTAACCCTGGTGATGCAATGATGTACTTAGGTTGTATTGCTCCACATTGGAGGGATACTTTTGAAGGAACTAATTATACTCAATTCTTCTTGCATTATGTCAGAAGTCGTGGTATGAATGGTGAAGCAGTTTTCGATAAAATAAAAGATCTTGAAGATGACATACCACAACTCAAAAAGGAGTATGATGAAATGAGACGAATCAATTTAGAAGATATGAGTGAAAAAACTATTCTCCCACGTTGGATGCGAGAACAAGTAGAAGAGCAAGTAGAAGAGCAAGTTGATGATGCTATTGAAAAAGTAGATGATGTAGATGATTTCACCATCGTTGAGGAAAAGACTGGCACAAACTTTATCAATTTTGAAAGTGATAATGGTGCTGGATTTATGACTAAAGATGATGAAGAAGAGTTTTATGATTTAGATGATGCTGTTATCTTTAACAAAAAATATAATTCTCTTCTAGAGAAATCAAATGCAAAACCTGTTGAATCGGGTAAAGCAAAAGAAAAAACTGGTTCTTTGTCACAGAAGTCTCTAAAAGACTTTATTATGGTCAAAGAAGAGTTTGTTGATCCAGATTTTTGTGATGAGATTCTGGAAGAGTATGCAAGATCTGAACTGTGGGAGAAAACATTTACTGGATCTGGTCTTGATGAAGAAGCAAGAAAGTGCCAGGTAATTACTATCTCAGATCAACGGTGTATCAATGAAAATAATGACTACCGTAGAGAAATTGATGATAAAATGTTCAAGATCGTCAAAGATATTATTGACGAATATGTAAAAGAACATCCCGAGTTTGATCTAGAAATTAGTGAAGATAGTGGATATGAACTTCTGCGTTATGAAGTTGGTGACTTCTATATTGAGCATACAGATTCATTTAAGGAGCAACCTAGAGCACTGACTATCATCATCGCAATGAATAATGCTTATGAAGGTGGTGAAGTTGCTATGTTCCAAAGAGAACTTGTTCATGAACTAGATGTTGGTGATATTTTAGTCTTCCCATCTAATTTCATGTATCCTCATGAAATTCTTCCTGTTACAGATGGAACTAGATACAGTATGATTACCTGGGTAGTATAAACATGGCATTATCAGAACAAGTAATGGGTGAGATTGATTTAGCACAAACTCACCTTCGTGAAGCATTAGCATTTGCTGCAAGAAACGAGAAAGCATTTATTGTGAAATCACTGGGTGAAATGATTCACGCACTGGATAATCTATCTGATGCAGATGAATTTATGGACACCGTTCAAGATATTATGAATCAGCAAGATGATGAATATCAGTAATACTCCATTTCCACATATCATCATCGATGATTACTTCAGTGATGAAGAACTAGAACTAATCATGAGAGAGTTTAATTTCTTACTCCCAAAGTTTGGTGATCCTTCATCTTATGGTGGAGCAGAGAATGATGATGGGACATATCTGTCCGATTCGACTGGTCTATCTTTAGATGATGTTTACAACAATAGAAATGTTTCAGATATCTTATCAATCAGTTCCAAACGGTTGTTTAATCTACCATTTTGGGAATCAATAGCAAAAGATCATGAATTTTGGGAACAAGTATTAAGGTCAGATTCAGATCATACGAAGATAAGAAAATATGCACCTGGAGAAGACTATCTAAGTCATCAAGATTGTTGGGTTAATGTATTGGTTTCCTGGACACTTCAAGAAGATACTGGAGGTGGTGGAGATCTTTACTTTGAACAGCACGATCTTTATATCAAAAGTAAAACAAATCGATGTGTGATGTTCCCTGGTTGGGTTAAACATATGGTCACACCAGTTGTGGAGATTGACAGATTTGCCCTGACAAAGTTCGTACACTGTTCCACTAAAATAACTGGCACAGGTGACTGAGCACGGGCATGTCCCAACCTTTATACTGACTTCAGTTCAAACAAAGCACATGACCACCGAGTTTGCTGATTTCGTTGCCACTCAAGACGCACGGAATGAGATTCAACTCAACATCCGCAAGTATACTCTTATGCTGTGTGATGCTCTGCTGGATAACTTCAAACGTCGCAACAATGGTGGCACCAGTGATTACAAGTTCTTCATCGAAGAAGGTGGACGTAAGTATCATCGTCTCATGATGGAGACTGGTGGTGGTTCTCGTTCTATCCATGCCTTCATTGATAAGAAAACAGGTGATGTCTACAAACCTGCTAGCATCAAAGCACCCGCAAAGCATGTTCGTTACAATCTGCTCCTGATCAAAGATCGTGAGTGGTTGTTTGAAAATGCCGATTGGGCAGGTGGTTATCTCTACATGAACTGAGGATTTCCATGTATTGCACTGTGAATCTTAGTCATCATCAGTGGAAACTTGTCTTCGATGCTGTTCGCAAACAACAGGTGAACAGTATCGTGGGTGGGTCAGATTACAAGCAGTATGATGCAATTCTTGCAGAATTGTGGGACTTGGCGTATACCGAAACCTATGTGAAAAATGAAGACACCTGATAATGTAAAGAAAGATTACGAACAGTGGTTCACAGACACCTTTGTCGAACTCTGTGAGTATGATGATGGAGTCGAAGTTCTTCAGCACTGCATGAATTTTGCCATTGCTAATCTTTCCTCCTGGCATCTCAAGGAACTACAATCCTTGAGTGACATGCAGTCGATCATCGACAAAACCCTTCCCAATCAAAACAATGCATCTGATTGATCACCTGGAATCTCAAGTCAACTGGAGCAAAGTCTTCGGTGTAGTTGATTCTCTCTACAACGATCCTGGTTTCAGTTCTAATGCTGACAACTTTGCCCGTGCAACTGCTGTTGAGAAAGCACTTGCAAAGTATTCTGGTTTGGTTCGTGTTGATCAAACAGGGTATGATTTCACCTTTGGTGATGAAAGAATTGAACTGAAAATGGGTAAGAATTTGTTCTACAAACGCAAGGACATTCATGCCACTAAGAAGTTCAAAGTAAAATCTTTTCTCAGTGAGAGAAAAACTGTTCGTGATTTCCGCAATCAAAAAACTTTCGACTACATGATGGTGATTGATTTAACAGCACGTCGTGTGGTGATTGTTGAAGATGAACACGCAAGATCTCTCTATCAGGAAGGTGCTGATGGTGCCATGATTGAACTCAAACTCGGTGACTACTACGAATGTGATCTGGGTGAGTTTGATGTTATCGAACCTCCTACATCTCTCTCCAATAGTATCGACCAAGCAATCGAAACTTACCTGGACTTCTGATCATGATGGACAAGCAACTCTCTGACCAACTTGACACTTTGCTGGTTGATTTTAATGATAGAATCAATCAAGTTATGGAAGAAGATGGAGAAGATGATGAGAGTAGATCTGAAGCATTGTGTGAAGAATGGTGGGAATGGATCATACACGATGAGATCGATGTAGTATTTGTTCCTAAAGAGTTTCAAACTGACCTACAACTTTATTTGGATTTGTGATCATGACCAAACGTCAAATTGTGAAAGCACTGAAGTGTGCTGGTGCTGTTGCTCTTGTAATTCCTGCAATTAGTGGCATCTTTTGGATGTTAGCATTTGCACCAGCACCTGTTGGATTTGGTGCTATCTTAGGACTACTTACTTTCCCGTTCTTTCTTTACATCTTCCGAAGTTCTTCATGACATCTAAAGAAAAACTTCTGTTCACTGCATCATTCATCTGGTTTCTTCACTGGGGCACATGTCTAGCATCTACCATTCTGGATACGGTTATTCTAAAATCCTCTGTGAGGATGTTACCTCTTGGTTTTTGAGTGAGTTCTTCCCACGTCACAAAATTGATGTGGATATTATTCACAAAGGTCTGAAAAAAGAGCACGTTGTTGGATATTGTGATGTGGCAGGTAGAACTTACCGTCCACGACACTTCTTGATTGAATTGCAGTGCTACATGAGCAAGGAAGATTATATTAAGACACTTTTGCATGAATTGACCCACATGGCACAGTGGGTACGAGGTTCCCTCAAATTAAAAAGTGGAAAATTGTGTTATTCACAAGAACCCGTGGAAAATTACGATTATGAGCATCAACCTCATGAAATTGAGGCACGGGAAGAAGAAGAAAGACTATATGTTTGGTACTTAACTGATAGAAAGGGTGTACCAGCAGGACAAGTGTCACACGGTTTTGGGAATCGACTCTGTTCTTCGGTATCTTAGGAGAGTCAAAGGAACGACACATGATCACTTCTAAGGCATACATGCTTCGCATCATGAAAGGATGCGATTATGCAGACACTCTCACCCGAGAAGAAAAGTTCACTGTTTTCTGTAGAGTGTGTGACAACATGCTCAACGAAGGTAGAATGACCAAAGCAACTCACAAACGTTTCACTCACATTTGGTGATCATGCAAAACAAGCACCAGGAACATCCCGAAGACACCATTCTGACTGGTGATCTTTCTGCCATCGATCTACTCTACAATTTCACACATGCTAGTGTGAAGATGGATGG